AACAACAAATGATGCAAGCAATGCCTGCTATGGCAGATGCCGCACAGAAAGTAAGTGGAGCGGTTGATCCTAGTAGTATATTAGCACAGGAGGATTTAAGTGGAGGAGAATGAACTACAAAAACTAATTAGTGCTTATCGCAGAGTGTTATTATCTCCAGAGGGTCAAACTGTTTTAGAAGACTTGCGAAGACTTTCTGCTATTGATGAGCAAGCAGGTAGTGAGTTAAGCCACACAGAGTGTGCATATAGAAACGCTATGCAGGATATGTATAGATATATAGAAGCAATGATTTCGGAAGACTAATGGCTGAGACTGTAATTAGACGAACTGTTGGTAAAGGCGGCAACTACCGCTCTACTAAATCTGGTGCAGGCATGACCAAGAAAGGTGTAGCCGCATATCGGCGTGCTAATCCTAAGTCAAAGTTAAAAACTGCTGTAACTGGTAAAGTTAAAAAAGGTAGCAAAGCCGCTAAACGAAGAAAATCGTATTGTGCTAGATCACTAGGACAACTTAAAAGAAGTAGTGCTAAAACAAAAAATGACCCTAACAGTCGTATTCGTCAGGCACGTAGGAGATGGAAGTGTTAATATGGAAATAAATGATAAAACAAAAAATTTCTTAGACTTTAGCCGCAAGGTTATGGTTTCTCGTGACGGCAAAAAACAAGTTGTCGTTAACAATAAACTTGAAGAAATTAAGTATAAGAATCTTAAATATGAAGACAGATAATGCATAAGTGTGGAGGAAAAATGTACGGTAAGAAAAAACCTACTAAAAAAGTTTCTAAAAAGAAAACTGCTAAGAAGGCAGTTAAAAAAACATACAAACGCTAACATAGGAGAATAAATGAGCGAAGAAGTGGAGACACCTGTAGAAGCACCCTCAGTTGAGGAAACTGCAACACAGCCTCTAGACATCTTAAATGATGAAGGCAAGTTTAACGAATCATGGAAAGAGTCATTATCTGATGATTTAGGTAAGCACTCGATCTGGTCTAAGTACGATAATGTAACAGACCTTGTTAAAGGAGCAATCAATGCTCAGTCGCAAGTTGGAAAGAAAGCAGAAGATTTTTGGCTTTCAGAAGATGAAAACGACATCGCCAGACGGCGAGAGATAATGAATGTACCATCTAATGTAGATGGATATAAGTTTGAAACTGGCGAAATACCCGAAGGTTCTGAATTAGATGATGCCCGTATTGGATCATTTAAAGAACTTGCACACAAGGCAGGGTTAACTAACGAACAGGCTCAAGCTATTGTAGATTGGGAACTCGAAAGTGGGGCAACTAATTTACAAAAAATGGAACAAGCTGAAGAACTTTCTATTCGTGAAGCAGAAGACACGCTTCGTAAAGAATGGACTGGTGATAAGTTTGAATACAACATGGGTAAAGTAGCCAATGTAATGGACTATCTTGGGCTTGAAGAGTTTAAAGATGATCCTGCTATTGGTAATAATGTAGACTTTATCAAAGCTGTATTTGAAAACATTGTTCCTATAATTAGCGAAGATGAGATTATTGAAAGCGGAGTAGAACAAAATGCCGCTACTATATCTGATCAACTTGATTTATTAGAAGAAGAGTTAAGAAACTACGATGGAAGCACAAGCGATGTTGCATATCAAAATATGTTAAAACAAAGATTTGCGTTTCTTGAGAAGATTTCATAAGTTTTAACTTGACATATTTGTAGTTATTACATATAAGTCGTGCAGATTTAAAGCGGAAACCTTTTAAAGCCCGAAATAAAATCTGAGGTGAGAACCTTATATCAGGCTAGACCCTCACGGTGAGGACACTCAGAGCCGACTAAAACTTGTATATTAAATTATTAATAGGAGAAATATTATGGCGGGTAATCTGCTTAATACTTATATTACTGGTTTTGACCGTGCTATTCGTGAAACGGTCGAAACTAAAGGTGGTAAGATGCGTCCTTACATTCAGCTCGCTACAGGCGATCTGTTTCGTAAAGAAGGTATTTACCAACGCACAACTGGTGGTGGTCTTCCTCAGAAGGTAACCAATCGTTTCGGTGATTCACCTGTATCAGACATTGATTACAGCAGACGTAAAGTCACTCGTAGTCAATTCCAAGATGGTCAGTTTATGGACTGGGCAGACTTGTCTAAGATGGGTATTGATCCTCGTTCGCAAAAGCTAACTGTTATGAAGAACAAGTTTCTTCGTCAGGAAGACTTGACTATTGACCAAGCGTTGCTTACTTCAGGTAGCTTCGGTGGTGTTGATGGTGCTAGTTCTGTTAACTTTGGTGTATCTGGTAACATTACTGATGTATCTGATGTTTACGAAAAAGGTATTATTAATGTAGACGTTGGCTCTTCTAATGGAACTACTGCGGTTGGATTTAACTATGGCAAATTCCTTGAGACTTTGACACAGTTTGGTAACCAGTCTGTTGACATTGAAACTAACAAGCCTTTGTTTAAGATTTCTTGGCATCAGTGGCAGGACATCATGAACGACAGCAACTTTACTGACTTCGATAATCGTGGTGGAGCTAAAGTTAACGAATCTGGAGCAGGTCAAATTTATGACTACATGGGTGCATCTTTTTGTATCTCAAACATTGTTCCTTTCCATGACAGTGCTGATCCTAAAACATCTACTGCGTTTGATATTGACATAGATGTTGATGTTGATTCAACTACAGGTTCTTGGAAAGACACAGCAGGTACAGCAACTCGTGCTTGTTATGCTATGATTCAAGATGCGGCGTTGTTTGAAGTTAATCCTGACATGACAACTAAAATTAGTGAGCGTGCCGATAAGTCGTTCAACTACTATGCGTACATGAAAGCCGAGTTCGGTGCTGTTCGTATGGAAGAAGAAAAAGTTATCGCTATCGCTTGTTTACAATCTTAATTAGGAGGATAATTAGATGGCAAATTCAGATGAAGTTACTGCGTTAAACGCAGGTATTGTTACAAAGTCTAACTATCGTGGAAATGTGCAGGCTATACCGTTTACATTAACTAATGTTGGTAATGGTTCACACACTATTAGTGGTGTTCTGCCTCAAGAAGCTAGAGTTATTTCTGCTGTTTTAGCATATGATGCTTTAGGTTCAGGAGCGACTGCTGACATGGGTTATTCAGGTGCTACTGCGGCTATTATTGATGGAGTAGCTAATGTAAACGAAGGTATTAATACTTTTCCTTCGGGAGCAACTAATGAAGAAACAGGAGTATTTACTACAGCAGGAAGTTTAGATGTTGGTGGTAAAGTACTACTTGTAACAGTAGCAAGTGCTGATGCTTCTGATAAAGAACTATCAGGACACGTACTAATTGCAACAAACGAGTAAGACTAACGGGGGGTTCGCCCCCCTTATTTTTTTTAGGAATAAATTATGAATAGATGTCAATATACAAAAACAAATCTAGCAAACTTTGCTTTATCACAATTAGGTAGTGATCGAGTACAATTAGCAGATTTTTCTTCAGATTCAGGCACAATAAAAGATACAGTTAATTTATTTTTTTCCTCAGTATTAGAAGAATTAACTGCAATGGCGGCTTGGAATTGTTGTTTAAAAAGTGCGGCTTTAACAAATGCAGCAACAATTCCTGTTTTTGGGTATGATTTTGCTCATGCATTACCTGCAGATTGCATTCGTGTTTATCAAACATCTGCGGCTCAAGGTGGTGGTTATAAAAACAAACCTAATGATTATGAAATAAGCACAGTAGGATCAACGCGTGTAATAAATACAAATCACGATGATCCTTATATTGTTTACACTGCTGTTCCAGAAGACACAGATAATACTCACGATTACGACATGATGGATTCTTTATTTGCTAGGGCTTTTTATACATTATTAGCGGCTAGAATGTGTGTATCTATAACAGGTAATTCTGATTTAGAATCAGCGTTATTAGATGAGTTTTATAATATTGTTCTTCCTGACGCATTGCGTGCTGATGCAATAGAGGGTAAGCAAGTTCAACAAATTGGAGAAGACTACAAAGAAATTTGTGTAAACTCTTATAAAACATTTGAGAAGGTGTAATCATGGGTCAAACTACTAAAACAGGTTTAAGTAAGTTAAATATTATTAATCAAGCACTTTCTTTAATAGGAAGTGAAAGAGTACAGTTATCTGCAATAGATGACACAGGTTCAATAGCGGAACAAGCGTTGCTTCATTATGATCCTGCGGCTCAAGAATTAACTCGTATGCACGCTTGGAATTGTTGTTTACATCGTGTGGCACTTAGTGGAGGCGATGGTGCGGATGCCGCTCTTTCTTTTGCTCAAGATTGGGGTTATCCTACAACTGCTCAACGTATTATTTATCTTAGTAAAGTTGATGCTAAAGAAACAGTAAGACCCAAAATTGATTTTGCTGTTACAACAGCAGTAAATAGTTCTGTAACAGTAAAAAATATTCAAACAGATGTTACTGCGGCATTTGCACAGTATTTAGCTGTACCAGATGAGGCTGACATGGATATGATGTATGTTTCTTGTTTAAGAACTTTATTAGCATCTAAGTTAGCTATTCCTGTAGCAGGAGATGTAAATAGAAAATTTGAGTTATTAAAATATTTTTATGAAAAACTTCTTCCTGAAGCACGCCGTGCTAACACAATGGAAGGTGTTAATGAGCCTGCGGTTGATGAGTCTTATCTTGAAACCCCAATGTCTCCATTTACATATAAAGCATTTAGTAAAGTATAATGTCTTTAACAAAAACAAAGTTATGTAATTTAGCTTTGTCAAAGTTAGGTAGCGAAAGAGTTTTGTTATCTAGCTTTGACACAGACACAGGTGTCATTAAAGATCAAGTTGATTTGCATTATCAACCTACTCTTGATGAGTTAACTCGTATGCACTCTTGGAACTGTTGTAAAAAACGAGTAGAGCTATCTCCATACATTTTAAACTTTACTGGATTAGATGATGGAGTTGAGTTATTTAACTATGACGTTATAGCTGAAGAAAATACTATAAGTGTTTCTGATTCTACAATAGATGTAAGTAAATGGCAGAGTCCTAAATATGTAGTTACTAGAAATACTAGCGGTACTAATCCTATAAATTATGGTATTACTTTAGAAAGAGATTTAGGTGGTGTTCCATTTGGTGCAGGAGGATTAGGTTGGTGGCATTTAATAGTTACTGATCCTAATG